TTTCTGCGGTAAGAATGCTGAACTCGCAGGGCTTACAATTAACCGAGAAACAATTATCGTTGTTGAGAAAGTACCACCCTACGTTGGAAAGTTTATTCCATCGTCAGCTGCGTTCAAACTCGGATACTCGTACGGCTGGATCGTGGGGAAATTTGCAAATTATAAAACCCACCACATCACACCCCAAGTCTGGCAAAAGTATCTCAACATCGGGACGAAAGGCGACCAGACCACAACGCAGTGGAAGAACCGCCTCAAGGACGAAGCGATAAAATTATTTCCAAACCAGAAAAGAATTACACTTGCTACGGCTGATGCCTATTTGCTATTACACTACGCACTTAAAAATAAACTCTCATGACTAAATCTAAAAACGGAATGGACTTTGTAAAACAGATTCCTGAATCACAATATATCGTGCTTATGGACGGCGAAGTTGCCCGGCTATTAAAGCCCACAATCAAGAACGGCAAAACTTATTACAACCTCCGCATCAAAGGCGAGATTGGACAATACTCTGCTGAAGAGATTGCGAAGCTGATTAAATAATTTCCACCCATAATAAACCTATGCCTAAAGAACCAACAACACCCACTGCCGACTTAATCAATGCCCTTGCGGAATTTGAGAATGTTAAGGCGAACAAAATAAATCCAGCCTTTAAGGCACGCTATGTATCGCTCGACGCGTTGCTCGAAGCCTGCAAGCCTGTCTTGCATAAGCACAACCTCGCGCTGATCCAAACGCTCGTAAGCGACGAAGGCAAAGTAGGCATCGAAACTTCTTTCCTGCACGCCTCAGGCACATCGTTTCCGTTCGGCAAATTGATGGTTAAGGCTGAGAACTTAACTGCTCAACAAGTGGGCGGTGCTTTGACATACATTCGCAGACAATCAATTCAGACGGCCTGCGGTATCTCAGTTGACCTCGACGATGATGGCAATCGTGCAAGCAATACTCCAATGCCTCAAGCTGCGGTCGCACAATCCGCACCATTAAAACAATCTTACATCGCAGGAACTAACAATGTCCGATAAAGAAAAAATGAAAGAAGTACCGATGGTAACTTTAGACGAACTCGTGGCTGGTATCACCAACCATAATAAACTCGCAACTGCCGAAGCCCGAATCAAAGCACTTGAGATTGCCGGTGATCGCCTAGCCTTCCTAATGCTTAACGGAAGTACGACAGACATGAAGCAGGCACTATGGGCTTGGAGGGAATTAAATCCAAAGAAGAAAGACGATGGACTCAATTCCTAAGGCCGTCATTAACCTGGTTAACTTTTGCAAGGAGGACTATCAGCTTATCCTTTGGCTCGACGGCGAAGCCTTTGCAGAATTTAGCACCGACTCTAAAGTCGAGTTTAGCAAAGCCCTTAAAGAATGGAAGCGAGTTAACCTTCCGACCCTCTCGCGATCAGTCTATAAAGTCTATGTGCGAGGAAAGAAGAAACTAATCGAAGCCGACTTTTAACATCATGAGCAACTCCACTACAGAAAACATTGAACGCTTGTTGCGCTTAATCCGCGACAATTTATCCGACTGCGAACTCAACCACAATACGCAGACTGTTAAGAACGACCACGCTAACCTAGAGAACGCTATACTCGCAGCTCTCATCGAAGCCAACCGCATTGAGCCTGAACGCCTAGAAGAGATTGCCGATGTGAAGCCTTTGCACGACAGAATCCATAGCATCGTCCTAGCCCTACGCGTTAGCCGGAACAATTTAGAACGCTTAGAACACTACGCTGAATTAGCACTTGAACACGCTCGGGAAGTATCGCATACCGTTGAAGAGCCTTATGATGATCACGAACTATAATTTACACTTTATCCACAACTAATTAACAAACTCCTATGCCTATACTAGATATAAAACGCGTACAATACGACGCACTTCAATGCCTTAACTATTCAGGTATGAAGGAACTATTAAAATCACCGGCACATTATCAGCTCTACCTTAACACCGTTCGCCCTGAGAGCAAAGCACTACGCATCGGCAAATTAACTCACGCCTGCGTGCTTCAGAATGAACTCTTTCAAAAGTATAAGCCGAAGCCTGATGTGGATCGCAGAACTAAAGAGGGACGTGAAGTGACTCAATTCTTTATTGATAACTTAAAGGAAGACGAGGAGGCCTGCGACGCGGACGAATACGAGACCGCGCTAAAACTCGGTGACGCGATGTCTGGCCTGCTTAACAAATACGGAGTGAGCAAACCTGTGGCTACTGAAATGACTGTGTTAGGTATCGAGAACGAGCATTGCACAATTAAATCTAGCATCGATTATGTAGCCGAAGACAAAGACGGAAGAGTATGGCTCTACGACTTAAAGACAACTGATGACGCTAGCCCTAAAGCATTCCTTCGCACTGCCTATCAATACAATTACCACCTACAAGCTGCGACGTACTTACGCACCTTCGAGAAATATACTAAGGTTCGCCCGATGGGTTTCCGTTTTGTAGTCGTGGAGAAAGAAACATACCAGGGAGCAATCTATGACCTCGGTGCAAACATCGCTACTGACGGCATTATCAAACTAGAGAACTGCATCAAGACCTACACTGAATGCGTTAAGTCTGGCGTATGGCCCGGCTATGATAGCGGATTAAACATTCAAACGCTCGACTGGGAAAATAAAGCGACCACAGGAACACCTATTACCTTCGCATAATTTTAACATACACTAAACATACACATGACCCAATCCTCCTCTGATCGCCCACCTCTCACGACCATCGACGCTTCTGGCGTTTATGTCCTTCGCCTATGCAAACCAAAGCCTGAGAAATTTAAGATGAACACTGCCGGCTTTCCATCGGTGTCAGTTTTCTTCATGACTGCAGAGGGTCTTTGTTTTAATAAAAACTACTCCACTCAGTACGGAACTAAATCGGTGGCTATGCTCGTCGGTAAATTCACAAACAAGTACGTTCAGTCACCAGAGCAAATGACGCTCGAACAATTCACTGACTGCATCAACTCAGCTGCGAACTGTGTAGCCGAAGTAGACCTCGAAGTAACTCCTAACGGTGAATGGAACGGCAGACCGCAATTCAAATACAAATTCAAATCAATCAAATCAATTCTAGGTAACTCCAATGGTCAGCCAACGCTCAATGGCCAAGCACCACAAGTACCTGACTTCACTAAGCCTGACTCTCCATTCTAACGTGGACGATTCAGCCTACACCGATCCGTTGGAGAGTATCTTTCCTAAACGGACATTGGTCTTAATCTGCGGATACGCGCGAGCAGGCAAGGACACGCTTGGAGACGGCATTCTTGAGTGGTCTGAAAAGAACGCTGAGAAGATAAATTTTGCGGACTCGCTCAAGGACTCTGCAAATGTCTTCCTCGACTGCCTGGACTTGCAAGGTGACTTTCACGATGACCGATTCAAGGACACCAACCGACGCTTCCTTGTGGCCTGCGGAACATTTGCCCGAGACCTCAAGCCTTCTGTCTTCGCTGAGATTATGGCCCAGACCGTGGCACAAGGATATGATGATGACGGTATGGCATTAGATACCGTGGTCTGCACTGATTGGCGTTATTTGAACGAGCTGATAGTCTGTCAGAAACTTTTAATCCCTCTCGGCTGGAAGGTGCGTACGGTTTATATTTCGACCTCCGGTATTTCAGCTGCGAATGTTGAAGAGGCTAATTCGATTTGCGAGATTCGGGACATCGTACGCTTCGACCAGGAGTATCACTTCGACACCGAACAACGGCAGTTAATTATGCACGAGGGACGTATGCTTGCAAAGCAATGGAGTTTATAACGCATAACACTACGGACGAGGAGCGTCCTTTCCTGACTGCCGAGCAATTAGATTATGCGGAGAGACTCGGGATCAGCGCACAACGAGCTTACTGGTTAGCGTCCTGTCCTAAGAATACTCGCATCGGAAACAAAGACCGACCAGCGACTACATTCAATCGCTTCGACCCTGAGCGTTCGTATCTCTACAAACAACCAGGTGGTAACTATTATTACTTCCGACTTAAACGCGTTGATGTGTTTATCATGCGGAAACTATCTAAGGACTTCGAGAAGGCTAAGAAGATGCGTGATGCGATTATCCTTCAAATGAATTTAACCCTAAAAAAATGAGCAACCCAATACGCTTCGTCGCAGTAGGCGATAACCACGGTGACATGGTCGATGAGGAATCTTTTCTCGCAGTCCAGCAATTCATCAAAGACTATAAGCCCACTGTGCGCGTACACTTGGGAGACTGCTTTGACTTCCGATCACTGCGTCGTGGGGTTGGTAACGATGCGGAATCTGCTGAGAGCCTTAAACAAGACATACAAGGTGGCATCGACTTCCTTAATATGTTCAAGCCTACGGTATATCTGTGGGGCAATCACGAAGCACGCTTAGACCACCTCATCGCTAACTCAGGCTCGGCACTTGTACGCGACTACTGCGAAGATGTTAAGACCGCTATCAATTCAGCTGCGAGAAAAGCCGGTGCAAAAGTAATCCTGCCTTATCAC